TCAACCTACTAGCGTTGAAATGCCACAAGATAAGATTGATAAACAAAAAGAAGCAGCAAAAGAAGCGTATATAAAGGACAAATATTCTTCTTATAAAAAAGATGAAAATGGCAATTATTCTATAAATAAGAAAAAATTAATACGCGATGAAAATAATAAAGTGATGTATAGAGATATGGAAACCGGAGAAGTGGTCAAAGCCGAAAATAGAAAAACTGGTAAAAAATATAGGTGGGCCGATGAACCAGACGGAACAGAAACCGTAACAGCAAAGCAAATAGACGATGATTTTAATAAAAAATGGAACGACGGTTTACCAAAGTTAAAATCCGATTATGCAAAAGAAATCTCAAAAGAGTATGCCAACGAAAATGCAAAAGACCAGAAAAAATCCGCAGAATCAATCGATAAAATGCATATCATAGAAGTTTTCAGAACAGGATATAGACTGCAAGGAGACTCATATAAAGTAATGAAGGTGCGAGTTTATAAAAAATTGGAAGAAATATCTAATTCCGCGCCCGCGCCCGCCGTTAATCCGGCAGCAGTTGCAACTCCTGCACCAACTCCACAAACTACCCCTTATCCGGGTGGATTATCTAAAGAAAATTTTGATAAACTTAAAAAATATAGCAGATTGGCTAAAAAACAAATGCATTTAAGTATAGGAGGAATGTATTCTAGCGACCCGTCGAATCCCACAAGAGCGAGGTATGAAGCGGCGGCTAAATCATTGGACAAATACACATGGATATATCCATTCGAAGAAGGATGGAGTCAGGACAAAATAGATGCTTGGACGAGAGGAAGCGATCCTTATATATGGTAACACATACAATTTAAATAAAAAAAGACTAAATAACCCTTATATTTATAGTATATATGAAAAAGACTGAACTAATAGAAATTATAAGAACTCTTGTAAAAGAAGAAGTTCATAATACACTACCTCAACTTTTAATGGAGGTTCTTGCTGAAAAGTTAACAGGACAGGAAGTTCTAACAGAAAAGGTTACAGAGGCTCCTAAAAGAAAAATAAACGTTGGCTTAGAAGCCCCAATCAAGCAGGCGCCAGCCCAAACACCAAAGGTGTTCACGAAAAATTCGATATTAAATCAAGTATTGAATGAGACAGTTGGTGGTATTCCACAAGAAGCCGAGTCATCGACTCAATCTACGTTGGACGTAATCAAAACTATACCACAGGAAATGCTAAATGAAAATAAAGAAGTAGCGGCAGTGGCAAATGCACTAACGCGAGATTATTCAAAACTTATTAAAGCAGCGGACGCCAAAGCAAGAGCAAAACGCCCAGCATAATAAATGCAAGCACCAACACAAACTTTTGGCATAACTCTTCCCATAACACATGGGCCACAGGGCTATTTTAACCAAAGTTATAGTGTGGCGGAACAGGTAAAATCAAATATTAATTTCTTGCTTAGAACAAAAAAAGGTGAACGCAGAATGAATCCAGAATTTGGTTCTGGGTTATGGAGTGTGTTGTTTGAAAGTTATACAGATGATATATCCCAAATTGTAGAAAGCACTATTCGTTCCGATATTAAACGTTGGATGAGTTATGTAAATATTCAAAATATAGAAGTAATTACCAACGACACGGAATATAAGGATAAATACAGAGTTGGAGTAAAAGTCACATTCACGGTTCCCAGTGTTGGAATAACTCAATCTCAAACATTAGAATTAGCAATGAACACCGGCAATATATGATATTAGATACACCAAAGTCATTTCAACCAGACAAAAAAGATATCAAATATCTAAATAAAGACTTTACGCAGTTGAAGCAGTCTTTGATGGATTTTGCCAAGATATATTATCCAAATACATACAAAGACTTCAGTGAAGCATCAACTGGTATGATGTTTATGGAAATGGCCGCATATGTCGGAGATGTTCTTTCTTATTACATAGACTATCAGTTCAAGGAATCTATGTTGGTAAATTCCGAAGAACGTAAAAATATCATAGACGCGGCCAAATCGATGGGTTATAAGGCAAAAACAACTACCCCATCGGTGACAAGACTGGATGTATATCAACTTGTACCGGCGAAAACCGGTGATAGTGGCGAAATGGTACCTGACCTAAATTATTCCCAGATCATCAAGCCTGGTATGACCACTACGAGCGACAACAATGTATCATTTTTGACAAATGCTCCTGTAGATTTTACGGTTGACACAAAAAATGACCCAATCGAAGTTTCCGTGTTTCAGAGAAACGCGGCTGGTCAGCCAGAGTTTTTTGTATTAAAAAAGAGTGTGGATGCATTTTCTGGTCAAATAATGACAAAGACCGTATCCATATCCAATCCGGTTCCTTTTTATAAGATATATTTGGACGATACTAATGTCATTGAGGTATTGGATGTATATGACTCGGACGGCAATCGTTGGCATGAAACCGAGTATCTTGCACAAGATCTAGTACCAGTTGATTACGAAAATATATACAAGAATGACATTACATTGTCTGCATATAGAGATGTTACTCCGTTTTTATTGCGGTATCTGAGAACAGCAAAACGATTTGTAACGGGTGTTGACGCTGATAACACAACGTTTTTGGAGTTTGGTTCCGGTACAAGCATCAAAGACGACGAATTGATTGTACCAAATGCATTCACTGTAAGCAGACCTGCCACATTCAGGGCGGAAAATGTATCATACGATCCATCAAACTTTTTGTCTTCCAAAGCGTTTGGTCAAGCACCATCAAATACTACGCTGACAATAAGATATGTTGTTGGTGGAGGAATTACCAGTAATGTGAACGCTAATAGCATCAAAAATATCAGTAGTGTGGAATTTTTTGGAGATCTCACAGAAATGGGATTGATGGAACTAAACCTAACCAATCTTGTTCGCCGTTCGGTCAGAGTAAATAACCCGATACCGGCGACTGGTGGAAAGGGTGCCGAAACAAACGACGAAATACGAAACAACGCACTTGCAAACTTTTCTGCCCAGAATAGAGCAGTAACACAAAAAGATTATGAAGTAAGAACATTTGCCATGCCATCCAAGTATGGAGCAATTGCTAAAGTATACGCTGTTACGGATACTCAACTCGATATATCAAATATACAAGCCAAACCGCAAGATATACAAACAAGCAGTTTGGCGCCTGGTCCAACGAATATAGTCAACCCAGACAAAAATAACCCATTTGCGATCAACCTGTATATACTTTGTTATGACAGCGAGCAGCGATTAATACCTTCAAACGAAGCGGTCAGAACAAACTTGAAAAACTATTTAAATCAGTACCGTATGTTAACAGACAGCGTCAATATTCTCGACGGATATGTGATTAATATCGGAGTAGATTTTAGTATCATCGTGTACAAAAATTACAATAAACGAGAAGTATTGGCAAATTGTATTACCGTCGCGCAACAATATTTTGATATAAATAATACTCGTTTTTGTCAGCCCATAAATCTCAGCAGGCTTGAGTTGGAAATTGCAAAAGTTGATGGAGTACAATCCGTAACTTCTCTAAAAATAAAAAATTTGACATTAAAAGATGGCGACTATTCTCCATACGAATACGACGTATCAAAGGCTACTGTGGATAAAATTGTTTATCCATCGATAGATCCGTCCGTGTTTGAAGTAAAATACCCAACAAAAGACATAGTTGGCCGAGTAAGTTAAATAATATATGCACTACTTTTTATATCCAACCAAAGATACATTTATAACAAACTTTCCAACCTATATGTACAAAAACATGGGGTTGGACGAATTGTTAGAAGTTGAAAAGCGCGTTTCTGGACAAAGTTGCTCCAGCACATCCACGTTTCCAGTTTTGCTATCATATACAAGTTCGAGTCTGGAGTTACTGAGTGGGTCACTGTCTGGGTCTTTTAATTCCGGCTCCACTGATCCCAGAATTGTATCGAGTTCGTATAAGTCCGTATCTGGCCCAACAACGATTGGTGCAGTATTATCTCGTGCGCTGCTACATTTTGATCTTTCCGATATATCTCAATCTATTGCCGCCGGTACTATCACAAGTCCAAAGTTTTTCCTTAATCTCAAAATATGTGAATCTCAGGAAGTTCCGGTAAGATATTCTCTAGCAGCATATCCTGTATCACAATCTTGGGCTATGGGGACAGGGTATAAATACGATGGCGCTTCTACTTCAGACGGAGCAAACTGGAAGTTTTATAGCGCGGACCAATCTCAGAAGTGGTGGAATACAGGTTCGTTGATTGATTGCAGTGGTGGAGGAGTTTGGTGGGTTGATAGCGGATCCAAGGCATCTGGTTCTGGCTATGCCGAGTATCCAAACATAAGCCAATATAATCCATTTCCAGATTGTCCGACGAGCAGTTATCTACCACCAGTTACATCGAGTATAATTTCTACTGGCTCTTATGCCTGCCACCAATATTTTGATTATCAGACATCGGATGTTAAAATGGATGTCACGCCAATTGTAAATGCTTGGTTGACCAGAGCGATACCAAACGAAGGATTTATTATTTTACATGGAGATGAATCAAGTTCGGTAGATTATGGTACACTAAAATTCTTCAGCAAAGAAACCAATACGATATACTCTCCATATCTGGATGTTTGTTGGTATGATTCCAGTATAGATACTGGA